TTCTTTTATTTTTTCATCCTTATCCATTACGATACTATACATAATAAAAAATATTTATATAATTTTTATTATAATTGTTTCAAAAAACGGCGTTTTAAATCTTCAAGGGTGTAAAGATTACATGGCGGTCTATCTCTTCGCAATTGGATTAATCACAGTATTTTTCGTAAAAGATACACGAATTTTAAAACCCATTATTCTATTCGGATTATTCATGGCGTTCATTTTAGACAGTATTTTCTCATATTATCCGGAATTACACAACATGGAATATATGGTATTTTTAACAAGATATATGACGTAAAATCGGACAAAATTGAAGTAGGACTGGTATAAAATGGAATGGGAGATATAACTAAATATAATAACAGATAGGGGTTAATGAACATTAAAAATGAATATGAGAAAAAACAGCACAATGATAAGATTAAAAGGGTGATGAATTCATCCGTATGCATGTGGACGGGGATTTTAATGTGTCCAGTATTGTTAATATTAGGATGCATAGTAAATAGAAGTATTAAAACGATAGACTGTATACGGTCTATACGAAGAAAAAAAAAAAATAAACGAAAGGTACATCCAAACAAAAAGGAAAAATAATGTGCATATCTTGGACAAAAAATCATTATATATTACTCGGGTAATATCGCAAATATATTATCAATAAATTAAGACGTCTGACATGTTACAAAATATAATATTATTGTTATGCGAATATTATATTTTTTTAATCGAGTTCTTGTAACTCGATATTATCCACCTCCTCCTCTTGTTGTTCTTCTGCGACTTCTCCAAAATCACTTTCATCATAGAGTTTGATTTTAACATTCTTCCAAATACCCTGCGTATTTTTACCAAATTTCTTATCCATATGGTCGTGAATTTCCTTGGGTTTCACATTCTTTGTACCAACATTCACTATGTACCAGTTTTTAAATTCATTCGACAGTTCACCCTTACGAATACTATAACCCTCTGCGCGGCATACCTTATCACTGACGAATTCCGCAAGATAATCCTGACGTTCCTTGTAAGCATTACTGGCTTCTAACACAATATCACAATCTGATGTCTTACCTTGATTATCATAGGCCATTTCAACCAACATAGCAAGGAATGTTTCGGACCAGGCACCATACTTGTCCATAAGATTGAGGTCAACCTTATATTGATAAGGGCTATCTGGGTCATCTGTAACCGGATTTTCTGTGAATTTCGATTTGAACGGAATGACCTTGAGCCTTCGCCATGTGCCGTCATCTTGCGTTCTTACTGAAAGTAGATGATTACAACAAACTACGAGTGCGAACTGGGGAGTGAATGTGACTGATTTAGTCATATAAGGAGCACGAGCCGTAATTGGCTCAATACCAGAGACCAATTCTTTCATTGGACCTTCATGAATTACATCGGTGGATTCTGGCTCTTGCATCACAACATAACGACATCCTTTCATTGCTACAATTTCAGGAGCAAGACCACCTACCTTACCTCTACCCTGTGAGATAATGGATATGGGAGCAACTGACTTATATGTTCCCAATACCTTTTGCATCAAATCAGTCAGGGCAGATTTACCATTTCTTCCAAATCCAATATAATTAAATAGCGACTGGTTCAAAGATGGCTTACCTATCAATACAGAGGATAAGTGGTTCCACATATAATCACGTAGTTCCTTTTGAGGGAATAGTTTTTCCATAAAATCATGAATTTCACCAATAGACGATTTGTGTCGAGAAGACGTTAATGTATGATAATCAATATCAGTACATTTTGTTAAATAGTCTTCTGGATATCCAGGTCTAAAACACTTGTATTTGAAATCGATTACGCCATTCTTACAACATAATAGGTAAGGATTACTATCTAGTCTTTCATAAAATTCGTCATCATAGAATAAATCCTTTGATTCTTTCATAATATTCGTTTTGTCGCTTGTCTGACCTAGACGTTGCACAATTTTTAAAGCAGAATCGATTTTTTGTTTAATTGAAGTTCGTTTATCATCCTCTGTCTCTGGGACAAGTGATACAACATAATTCTGTAATTCCGTTATTTTTCTTGTATATAATTCACGAAGTTCAACCGAAATTGCCTTTCTAAGAGTAGTTCCACTATCGATTTCAAACCATCGGTGCTTTTTAAAACGCCACCAATGCCCATTTTTAACGTCTGAACAAATATATTCACCCTTAAGCATTTGATACAAAACCATAGCAATATCAAAATCACCTGCTCCTCGTGTATCATTCGACGAATTTGCGACAGAAGTAGCACTCATGCTACTAATTGTATTATCTAGATAATAACCAACTGTATTTTGTAAGACCGCTTTCGCTCCATCTGGATTGTCGTTCTTTGCCCAATAAATAATAGACCACTTTGAAACACCTAAATCTCGTTTAACATCAAACTGATACCATTCTTCACAAAGATCTGGAATTTTTCCATAATCGAACGATGACGACTTAGCACTGAACGCCAACCATACAATCAATAAACGTTTTGACGTATTTTTCAGCGCCCAACCCACGCGAATCCATTTCGCGTAAGACCCATTACCATAGTAAGCCTCTGGAAGAGTCATCGTATACTCATACAATTCCTTCATCGTATATTCATTATAAGGAAGCGTGTCTAGAAAATGTTGAAGATAATTATCTAATTCATCAGAATTAGATATGGTTTCAGGTGAATCATACTCCACATGATTGGGATTATGCGATGTTACACGTTTCATCTGTACGCCCTCTGATAATTCTGCCTCTTGAACCAAAACGGAAAATGCCGTTTTATAAAAGTAACACGGACTTTCTGTATTTCTAGCCAATAGTTTTGTATAATTATTAGCAGTTAAATATTCACTTACATCTCCTCTGTTATTCATAAGTTCACCATCGTCTGGATCTACTGTGATTTTATAGACGTGTGTAAGTTTATATGCCTCATGATGAGGCTTACAAGAACCATACATCTGCCAGTTGGTATATCCTTTTGAGATTCCATCGTCAAATACATCATTCCATGTATTCACAATTGGAAAATCCCCCCAGCAATCAGCGATTTTGTTGATTATATTTTTACGCAAAACCATCTGAGCAGCATGTTCCATTTGTAATGTAATTTTCATATGAAGACCGTCTTTTGTAATATTTTTATCCTTCACCCGATTCACAGCATCCTTTTCGAATACGAAAATTTGAAATGCTGCATCCCCATCAAATTGATAAATTTTGGACAATTCAGCTAAATATAAATCAGCCAGATCGTCGATATGATCCTGTGAATATACACGCTCTTTTAAATCGAGAGCAAAATGTAGGTCGATGTCTACCATAATAGACGCACGACCGTCGGTTAATTGCCGTTCTGTAAGATATTCACATTTATTTTTCGAAATCACATCTTGATAATAAAGTTGATGAAATGTTGCTGAATCTTCCTCAGGAACATAATAAGACCCGCCGTAAATATCCGCATCTCTGTCACCAATTCGTGTATGCGTAGGACCATTCAAATGAAGGTTTTTATCGTATTTATGTGATTGAAGGAACTCAAACATGTTTTTATAATTTTTATTCATTTTCGGGGGTTGTTTGGTTTTACCATTGATTTCCATTGTATAAGTATAAGATAGTTCTACATTTATTTCCTTTTGGAAAATCAATTTTGTGCAAGGAGTAAAACGGCATATGTATCTAGATATATTTTTATGTTGTTTTTGTACGATTTATCTTGTTTGTTTAAAAAATTGATTGTTTTATCTGTAAAAAATATAACGCATAATTACACATAGAAATGGGAAATATAACGTCTTTATTCACAAAAAAATCATCCACTGTCGATGAAACAACACCTCCTGTCGATGAAACAACACCTCCTGTCGATGAAACAACACCTCCTGTCGATGAAACAACACCTCCTGTCGATGAAACGACGAATGTAGAAGAATGCACAACAAATATTCCCTTTAATAACCAAATGGATGATAATAATAAATCAGCTGTTGAAATATGGGCAAATGAAGGAGTAGACAAGGCAATTGAACACATGTGTAAACACCCAGAAACCGGTGCACCAATGGATTATGCGACAATGAGATATTATTATGGATAATATATAAAATTGAACTCAAAGCATATAGAATTATTATATACATACAAGTTATAATTATAAAATGAAATTCTGCATAAAATGCGACAATATGTATTATATTGGAATCAATGAGACAAATCCAAATGCTTTAACTCATTATTGTAGAAATTGTGGATACGTCGATGCTTCAAATATTGATGATAGTTCATGTATTTTAAGAAATGATATCAAACAAAATGGACAAAAATATAATCATATTGTGAATGAATATACCAAACTAGACCCTACATTACCAAGAGTGAATAATATTAAATGCCCAAATGAACACTGCGATACAAATACAGAATCTGATAAAAAGAGAGAAATTCTATACCTTCGATATGATGAAGATAATATGAAATATCTGTATATGTGTTCCACTTGTGATATTACCTGGAAAACGGACGACCATTCAAAGTAAATTATATCTTATTAAAAGTGTGTTATTGTATTTTTTTTATAAAATTGATTTATAAACAAATGATTTAGAAATATCTAGTGAATATATAATTATTTAATATAAAATGGAAGCATTAAGTGATGATGAAGTTTCAGTATCCTCTCTTGTATCTCAAGAAGACGACGATAAAAATGAACCAAAAAATACTGAAGTCGATGATTTGGTAAGTGACAGTGAACAATTGGATGATGATGATGATGATGATGATGATGGAGCAAGTGTTCAGTCCGACGATGTTCCAAATTCATCTATAGAACAACCTGATGTAGAATCCGCACCTTTAAATTATTCTAGTGATTATGGTGAAGATAGTGACGATTATAATAGTGACGATGATAATTATCTACAAAAACTAGATGATGTTAATAGAAAGAATATTATTAAAGAGTTCCATCCTGAACTACTTCAACATAATCATTATGAAATTGAAGCACTTACACGTATTGTGCGAAATCAACAGGGACAAATTGTCGACCCTCTTCATAAAACTATCCCATTTATTACAAAATACGAACGTGCACGTATTTTAGGAGAGCGTGCTAAACAGATTAATATGGGCGCAAAACCTCTTGTTGAAATTGGTCCTGAAATTATCGATGGATATTTAATCGCTGAAAAAGAGTTTTCAGAAAAGAAGATTCCTTTTATTGTGAAACGTCCTCTTCCAAATGGTGGATGTGAATATTGGAAATTCAAGGACCTAGAAGTTATATAAATCGCTGAATATTAGAACATTTCATCGATTATATGTGTAAAATTGATAGTTTTAAATGAATTTGTGTTTTTTAACAAGAAATACACAAATAACAACAACAATGAACAAAATTGTTAAGATATTTATCCCCTATATTCCCAAGAATGTTCACGAAAAATTCATTGAGAAAGTATTAAATGACCAAAATTTCGGCCAAATCATGGATATTCAGTTACACGATAAACAAATTATAGTAAAAAACAAACTGCGTTATTGTAACCATAGTTACGCGTTTATCTCACTGTATATATTTAACACCGTTCCTGGTAATAATATGCTTAATAACATCGAAAGCAACTTAACAACTCATATACTCTTCCATTATTCAAATGGAACTCCTGGGATTTTGGAGGTTAAACCATATTTAACGGTTTCAGATAGATTAGAACGAGGTTACCATATGCATATCAAAGACGATACATTCGACCAAGATTCTTACTGGGCAAAATGGCTACAAATTACTTCAAAAAAAAGCGAACAAAAAAAGAAGGATACACCTGTATCAATATCATTTTATAACAACATCCAAGAAAAAATGGAATATGAGAAAGACTACCGCGATATCGAGCTTGGATTACGTCCATATTATGTAATTTCAAGCACTATTTAAAAAAATTTATACTCGTTGAATATACAATAATTGCGATCATTATGTAAAACCAATAGTCTATACAATACCCTATAAAAGCTACCTGATTACTTGGTTCCATTTTTTTTAATCCTTGTTTAAAATAGTAATAAATTAACCAGAGTAAAATGAGAGAATATAAAAAACCACTAAAGGGTCCAAGCTCAAACGAAAATAATGTTTTTAAATTCGCACGATAAATATTTAAAGTGTGTTTTATACTTTTAACATTTTTTGATAATTGCGCAACAACTTTTTTTGACTTATCCATTTATATTATATTTCTATAAAATGTGTAGGTGTTTTTATTATCCAAAATACTTGTTTCTTATTATCTATTATTTCAGGAAAGTAAATTGTAGATGATGTATTGTATATATCGTTCTTCTCCTCTTCATCTTCTTCCTTTTCTTCACCTTCCTCCTTTTTCTTTGTAATATTACTCATTAATGACGGTATTACATTTCCTAGACTAAATGATTCAAATGAACTACTAGTATTACTAGTATTACTAGTATTATTCACAGACGGTTCATTAAATGTATAAGTGGGTTTTATTAAAAATACAGCAAACCGTTTAAAAGTTTTAATATCTGTATTCGGTAACGAATCGTATACAAATATAAGTGCGTTATCACCAAATACAGGATGTGTAATTGTCTGGTCGATTAGAGATATAAATTCATCTGAATCATATTCTTCTATAGCATATTCTCCATTTGTTTCAGAATAACACTTATACATGATATGGGGAGTGGGAACTATCGCATCTTTATCATCTCGTATAGAAAGAAGTGAACTATTCTCAACAAATAGTTCATTTACGCTTTTTACAATAGGTATGTCCAAGATTCTCTGTGTATTTAAAATCTCAAATATTCCTGCTTTTGTTAATCCCGGTTTTAATGTGAAATGTTCAACATCAAACAATACATAAATCGTATTTTCCGAATATTTACTCTTAACAAAACCCTTATAATAATGTTCTAAATCGTCCCCCCTTTCTGGGTCAGGCACGGCATGATTAAATAACACTTTTGTACATTCATTTTGAAAATATATCTCTTTTGATGTATATTCGCCTTCGGAACTAATTATATTTCTAGCACATTGGAATTCAAAACTAGGGAATTTATATTCACCATCCTCTTTAATTAACAAGTACTGTAGAAATGGATAGAGTGATAAGCGGTTCATTGTATACGGACATATATGAACTGTAAATTTCGTCAAAATTTCACTCTCTTTATCACAAAGGTCAAAAACTGTACTTAATTCTTTGTCTGAATCTAAATAGAAATATTCATTATCGAATTCGTTTTGTTCTAAAGTTCTTACTGACTCGTCACTATCAATACTAATAGCATCAATATCAATATCATAATCGGTTTCTTTTATTCTTATTAAGTCTGATTTCTCATTAAAAAAATCGGTTGTTATCTTTTGTAGTAAATATTGCGATTGAATATAATGTTCCGACATCTATCTATAAATAATAGATAGTTTTTTTAAACTCAATAAACTATTAAAAACGAATTACATCGTCGATGTGTAAACAATTAAATCAACCAAACGGTTACTATATCCCCATTCATTATCATACCAAGATACCAATTTTACAAAATTATCATTTAATGCTATTCCCGCTTTTACGTCAAAAATACTACTCCTCGAATCGCCTTCAAAATCTTTACTCACTAAATCTTCATCCGTCCATCCAAGAATCCCCTTCATTTCATTTTCGGACGCCGCCTTTACGACATTTACTATATTTTCGTATGTTGTTGGGGTTTTCAATCTTACAGTTAAATCTACAACAGAAACATCTATTGTGGGAACACGAAACGCCATACCTGTTAGTTTACCCTCTAATTCGGGAATCACTTTACCAACCGCTTTCGCCGCACCCGTTGATGATGGGATGATGTTTACTCCCGCACTGCGCCCACCTCTCCAATCTTTCGCAGATGGACCATCTACTGTGCGTTGAGTAGCCGTAGTTGCATGAATAGTAGTCATCAAACCTTCTTCAATACCAAATTCATTATGTATTACTTTCACCAAAGGAGCTAAACAGTTTGTTGTACACGATGCGTTTGATATAATCGTTTCACCATTATATTTATCATTGTTTACACCCATTACAAACATAGGAGCGTCCTTTGAAGGGGCGGAAATAACTACTTTTTTCGCACCACCCAATATATGCTCATTCGCTCCTTCTAATGTGGTGAATATACCAGTCGATTCTACCACATAATCTACCTTGTGTTTATTCCAAGGTAATTCACGTGGATTTTTGTTTGATAACCTATGCACTTTACAATTATTAACGATTAATGTGTCGGATTCTGAATCAAATCCTATATCATAATCCGCTTTTCCATGAACACTATCATATTTTAATTGATACGCCATATATTCCAAATCAGAAAAGGGTTCATTTATAGCAACTACTTGAATATTTTCTCCGCGTAAACGCCTGTCTTCAATACATCTAAATACCAATCTACCGATTCTACCAAATCCGTTGATACCTACGTTAATCATTATATATTATAAGGATTAATTATTTATATCCATAAAATTGAACATAGGTTCGTTCTAGAGTTTTATTTCGTAACAACAGCACAATGGTTAATTGTAGGTATTGTAAAAATGAAGGACATAATATAACATCTTGTAATGAATATAAAATACAAATTTCTACATATATTCTTGGTAATGACGACAACTTACGAATCGGGAGGGAGGGATGGAGGTATTGGAACGGGGAGTATGAATACTATCCGGTGCCTTATGTGAATATTGAGAAACTCGCTCACGTGAGATTGATTAAGGAAACCGATTTCCCATTTATGATTTGGAAATATAAATTAGGCCACCGCCAGGTCACCAAGGAGATCCGATACGAAAATAATAGTTTCTTACTCGGCGATCTTGCGGCAGATGATGAGACCTCTGAAAATAGGTGGAACGTCCATGTAGCAGCAAACACCCATTTAATTAGGGAATATAAAAACGATTATAAAACAAGAATGGATTATTATAACAACACATTTAATGGTACAATCGTCCGACCACGCACGCATGGCTGGGGTAAAAACATTATAAAAGACATATTTACTAAAGTTGATTATAATGAATATATAATAGAGATGTTAGCCAAGGTGAATAGAGATATGGAGAGGCAGGATATAGAGAGGGAGGAGAGAGATAGAGAAAGAGATGCTCGGTACCGCGCTTGGCGACAACTCGTTGCTCTCCACGGCATAGATCATATTCGACAAAATCCACAGCTTGTACAACATTTGGACCAGGACGGTCTAAACCCAGCTCACGTTCCCCGGGCTTTCGACCCTGAACCTGTTCCTGACCCACTTCCCAATATTAGAGAAACTGCGGTTGAATCAGACGATTGTCCGATTTGTTTAGATACATTTGGTGAAGTTGGTAAAACTATATTACGATGCGGTCATCAAATATGCACATCTTGTTTATTCAGACAAACAAGAAATGGTGTTGGTCAATGGCTGTGTCCCGTATGTAGAGCACCCTATGTTTAAGGCAAATTATGCTGCACTAAAAATTCGTGTGATACAATATCATTCGAGATATCGTGTTTTATATGAATCTTCTCTTTCAACTGTTCCTCCTTTACCGTTATGAAATTAATTAATAATTCTGATATCTTGTCTAGCGATGAACGATTATGTTGAATAATTCGCAACGCCATTTTCAAAGCGGTTTTAACCAACATTTCAATTTCACCATCAATGCGTTGTTTCGTATTATCAGACATTTTATCATCATACCCTTCACTATTATCATATATACCAATATTCTCACCCAAACCATATTTGGTAATAAACCCTCGAGCTAATCGATTTGCCTGATTTAAATCATTCGACGCACCCGTAGTGACATCTAAATCTAAATGTGTATCAAAAATAACAGTATCGTCGTAATTATACTGTTTTTTATCCTTTTCTTGGTATAAAACCATTTCTGCCGCCCTGCCTCCCAATGAAATAATCAGATTCGCTAACATATATCGTTTTGTTGGAAACTGAACATATTCCTCTTTTGGTGTAAAAAGTGTATATCCACCCGCACCCGTATTATTCGCATTTATAGTTACACGACGCACATCAAATATATGATTGAAAAATAGCGCCGCAATTGTATGACCCGCTTCATGGTATGCTACCATCTTAATATTTTCCTTTGGACGATTATCCTCTCGTTTAGGTAGCCCAATGGTGTTTTTCTCAAACGCATCAATGAGACATTTATCGTTTATTCGAGGAAGTTTATATCGCACCGATAAAATTGCTGCTTCGTTAGCCAATGTCGATAATTCAGCACCAGAAAAACCTGTCGTTAATTCGTATATACTTTCCATATTACATTTGTCTTCTACGAATTTATTTTTTAGATGAACGTCCATTATCTGTTTGCGTCCCTTTTTATCAGGTAATCCTACGGTTACCTTTCTATCAAAACGTCCACTTCTTACTAACGCACGATCAAGAACCTCTGACCTATTTGTAGCAGCCAATACTATAATACCATCTCTTGATTTGAACCCATCCATTAATGTAAGCAACTGATTGAGTGTCTGGTCTCGTTCATCATTTCTACTGTTTGAACGTGAACCACCTATCGCATCTATCTCGTCTATAAATATAATACAAGGTTTATTCTTTTTCGCCGTATCAAATAATTTTCTCACACGTTTCGCACCTACACCTACATATTTCTCAATAAATTCCGAACCATTCGCATATACAAAATTGACTTCTGCCTCATTTGCTGTAGCGCGTGCTAACATTGTTTTACCTGTTCCGGGCGGACCCTCTAATAAAACACCTGCTGGTATTTTTGCTCCCGCATCCTCAAATTCCTCCGGGTTTTTCAAAAATTCTATTACCTCTTGTAATTCTTCTTTTGCTTCATCGCATCCTGCGACATCTTCAAACATTGTATCATCATTTTTTTTTTCAATTTTTTTATTAGTTACTGTATCAGAATCATAACCTTCATAATCTACATATACACTTTTATTTGGTACAACTCCTTTATTACTGGAATTATAATAATAAAATAAAAACAAAAAAATACGCATTAAAAATATATACCAATAGATTTGAAATAACTTCGTTATGAAGTAGTATGCCCACGATAATATCCAATCTGGTTCTGGGTAATCTCCCTCTATAAAAAAAGGTGTACCGTTTTCTTCTAATTTTTGAATCACCTTTCCATTCATAGATGATATTGTATTCATGTGATGAATATTTTGTTTAGTCGAATAATTATTAAAATTATTGTCTACAAATACTATCTGGTTCGATTTTTCATATACTACAGCACAATTAATATTACCAATATTTGATTCAAATTCTAACAAATTCCAATCATTACCTGTTGTTGGAGGATTATATACACTCAATACATCTTTTAGATACTCGACACACGGTAGTGTTGGATTCGAAACAACCGATTTTTGGAAAAACCATCCGTTTGATGATTTAATAAAAGTGAATATAAATAAATAGAATAAATACATTATTAATGTATGTTAATGTCATCGCTTTATATTAATTGTAATTACAAAATTTAGGGGGGATGTAATTATTCTATAATTATAGTATAATATATAATATATGAGTTCGAATTCAGGAACAGGTATTCATCGACTATTACCACAGAATTTTTTTGGTTCAATTAATGATTTTCTAACAAATAATAAAACATTGGATTTTTTTATGCATAGGGGCACAAATGATATTCCATACGGATTTATGGCCATTTCTACTGTTGCTGTAGGTGCTTTTACTTATGTAACTTACTCTGATTATGCGAATGAAATCTCTACCGGAATATCAGAGACAATCGACCAATTACAATCAAATGAATTATTTAACGCATCTAATGAAGAACAAGTCGATAATCCATTTGATTTGAATATTCCCAATATAGATAATTCTGACCAGGAACCACAAGATATCATATTAGGAGAAAACACCAATGCTGATGATAAACCTGAAGATGTAGCAAAAAAAAAGGAAGATGATGAAGCGGCAGCAAAAAAAAAGGAAGATGATGAAGCGGCAGCAAAAAAAAAGGAAGATGATGAAGCGGCAACAAAAAAAAAGGAAGATGATGAAGCGGCAACAAAAAAAAAGGAAGAAGAAACAAAACAAGAGGAACCCGGTGAACAATTTAAAATGGGTGGTAAGAAAAAACGTAAAAGAAGAAAGACCGCCAAAAAAAAAAAGAAATCACAAAATTGAATTTAATTTATTATATTATTTGTAAGCAAACAATATAATTGAAAATGTATGAGACGACAACCAGTATCGAATTAAGTGAGTTATTATTTAAACTATTTAACAAAACACGGTTTGATTTCGTTTATCTATCATTAGGAAGCAAAAAAAACGAGGATAAAGTATCTTTTATATATCCGAACAGAGGATTAATGATGGACTGTAACGCTGAATACCAAATGGTCCCAAAGTTTATAAGAAAGAAATCAAATAATGATAAGGTTTTAATCATTGTAATCGACGACTTCCATATGGTTGATTTAAAAAAGACCAATGTTTCTATATTGGGTAGTATCGAGAAACAACATACGAAAATTCAAACCATTCTAGTGGACCATATGATTACATTAGAATCAATCCATAAATACATGGGTGCTATCTTGGAATGTCTATCTTATCACAGAATTAGTAATAGTCAATTTATATTAACAAATTTTATATGTTTTAAACAGCCAAATGTAATACAAACTACATTTGAAAAAAAATTACCGGATATTATACAAAAACTACTCGATTCAACTTACGTCGATTATCAGACCTGCTTTTATCAGTGGTATGGTTACGCATATTATACATATAATTATACATATTGCTATAAACAATACAATATACATCGTTTAATGTCTATTCGACAATTACAAACATTTATGAATAAATCATTATTTGAATCTTGTCTAACTACAACTAATGAGAATATTGTGACCCTTTATATAAACCAGTTTTATAAAGAATCAGAAAAAAAATGGGAGAAATTTATAGAAAATTCTATGTGTCTACACATCTAATGATTTCACATGTTCCACACACCTTACAAAAAACGCATTTGTCTCATTCTCATCACTTCCAAAACACATATCATCTGGTATGTAATGCGTATTATCCTTATAATATGCTAGTAATGTAGGCACTCCACGAACCACTCGTTTTTTCTTTAAAAATCCATACAAATCAATACACTCGTCTATGTCTAAAATAACCCGGGAAATCTTTTCATGTTGTAATTTATTTAACCAACTCATAGTAACTGGTTCTATTTTTTTACAAGGCTGACACCACGTCGCACCCAACTTAATAATCACAATTCCTGGATTCGACCCTAAAAAAAGAGACAAATCATTCGGTGTTTTTATGTTTGTAACTATTGGATTACTCATTGTATGATATAATAAATACTACTTTTTATATCATCTTTTTACGAATCATATTTAACCTTGAAATTTTTATATCCGTGTAATATTGGCTGTAGATTATTTCGAACAGTTGCGTTTGGTTTACGCAGTCTTCTGTAATGTTCAGGAGATAAACGTTCTATGTATTCATACAGTTTTTTTAATTTTTGTTTTTCAAAATCACACCATTCGTGTAACCTTTCTTGAGTCGTAATATTCTCACGTTCAAATACAAACCGCAGAGACTCTTTTATTGTATACATTGTTATTTGGTCAACACTCATCCATTCGTAAAAAGGCCTTTCAATTTTTTATCCAAATATATTTCGTATGCATTTAAACATACCTATTCGCGGTTCGTCTATTTTTGATATACATACACTCATTTCGATGATATTATCGAAACACGATATTACTTGTTCCTTGTTTTTTTTTATACGTATACGGACAATATTTTCATATACGGCTATCGAAAAAAATAGTTTCATTATTTCACCACAATGATACATGTCCAAATACCGTATTTGTCCTTTCAAATTTTTATATAGTTCGATTAATAAATCCATAATAAAAGGCACCTTATCAGCATCTATTTTATCTCCTTTTACGATAGATATAAAAAAAAACTCGGTATCAAAAAAAAAAGATGAGTTCAATAATAAACGCAACATAGATACTATTTTATTCGTTATTTCTATAGGATACTTCTTTTTATCGGTATTATCATTCTTTATAAAATTTGTAACGTATTCCGAGAGCAATCTAACATCATTTGTTTTTTCATCATCACTATCAAAATAACAATATTTTTGTATTGGTATTATTTTTTTTATTGTTAATTCGGGTGACGTTCTATCAGGTATAATTATATCTAATTTAGATATATCTGTACTGCTATCCGAATAAGGAGAAAGTCTCCTATCTACCAATGTTTTTTCCATATATATACCATTCATCGATAAAAAAAAGGTGGGATACCCCCTCTTTTTATTTGGTTTCTTATCTTTCTATCTTTTTATTTGATTTCTATGTTTTATATCTTTTTATTTTAAATATACGAATTGCTCTCGATTAGACAGCAAGTTCCTCTACCGTCATCTCACTTGTATTGGGCTGATAGTGTCCTTCCTCTTCCTCTTCCTCTTCCTCTTCGAAACAATCGCCAGCACTACACAACTCACGCTTGAGACGGTCCATCTGGTTGTTATACGCAAGATGAACCCACTTGTCCACCATATCCTCTGTCCGCGAAGTAGATGCGAGCAACCTGTTATACTCATTGAAGAGCAGCTGATGGTTCTTCTGGAGTTCAGTCATATCCTTACAAAGATGATAGTTTTCATTCTCGATGCTCTCTACATATGCGACATCGACGAGAGAAGTGTCCGCGTCTGGTGCGAAATGCGCGTCCATAAAGTCCAACTCCTCCTCCGTGAACGGCACAGCCACCTGCTCGACCGCCACCTGCTCGACATACTCGCCGGCATTGCTGCTTCCGTCATAGACGCGACGACTGTTCAGCATAATCCAGAAAACGTGCTCGTTCTTCGCGTAAGCGAGCTTCGACGTATTGTTGGCGTTGACGTTCTCCTGAACCGCACGAGATTCTTCCGTATCATACATCTCGCTAAAGAAGACGTGGGCACGGTTTCCCTTACCAGTTGTGCCGATGAGCTCGACGTGCTTTACCTTACCGATGTTCATACGGTGGAAGGTCTTGGAGATCATACTCTCCGTGATGTTAGCGTAGACGCTGGGCATATAGATTGTGAATGTGGACATTTTGATAACTTGCTTGTTTGATTAATTGAATAACACTCATCCATTAGTAAAAAGGCCTTTCAATTTTACGCAATCATTTTTACCTTTTTTTCATAAATCACCTGGATGAAATTTCTCATTGTATATTTCTACGGCCGCTTTATTATCAAAATACTTACAATAGCAATATCTGTAACACGGTGTGCCTTGATGTAAGTATATTGAGGCATTTATTAAACGACGTTTTTTACTCTTTAACGCTATATTATGCCTATCGTTTCGGGTCAGGATAGCTCGATCTGATTTGGGTATATATTCACGTATCATTGTGTAGTAATAATATTCATTCATCTTTTTTTGAACAATATATAGTTATTGGTCAAAAAAATTAGATTACACATCCTTTGCTCGTTTCGTATGAGATAATGTTTTTTCTCGGACTTGTTTGTTATCAAATAGGTTCATAGCATAATGTGTTTGAAACATTAAATTCTCTTTTATTTCACCCGTTGATATACGATAATTATCATATGCCTCTTCATAATCATCGTAATCTTCATAATCCTCTTCATTTGGCTTTGGTTGTATATTTAATTCTAATTTTGGTATACACGCTTCCTTACACGGATGTATTGTCTTATGTATCGCATGTCCTAGTTTGGCTCCATGTTTATCAAAACCATCCTTGTATTTCACGAATTCTGCATCACCTATCAATTTGTTTTCTTCATCTTTCTTTTGCTCTTTTACATAAAATATGCCGTTTTTCTTGTCCGTTGTCTGAATAAACCTGTTGGGTTGCGTTTTATCATCCATGCATTCGAAAAATATTTCTTGAACATTATCGGCTAAACTTATTTGATTATGTGCTATTTTATCATAATTTCCATTGAAAAATGTTTCTATCCGTTCACAAAATCTGCTGGTGAAATCTGTTATTGATTCAGCATCCTTACACGTGTTTGTTAGATAGAAATTTAATGTATTATTATGGCTGTTGGTCGTATTATGATGGTCATTTCCTATGAGAGGCAACACTTCTTGTATGATTTTTTTAGTCATATCTTCTTGACCCTCTGCATGATTTTTTATAAACATTAAAAATATATCTCTCATCTCTTTATTATCGGCAACCAATAAGTTTATGATATTGTCTTTGTTATCTTCTTTTGGAGTTTGTTGTTGTTGTTCTTGTTGTTGTTCTTGTGTATCGCATTTTTTTTTATGTTTCCATAGTCCAGAATTACTTTTAAAGGTTTTATTACACGTGATACAATTGTAAGTATTTAAGGTTTTTTTATTTCCAGATGATTTACATTTATGTTTTCGAGTAGATAAATGTCTGGTATAATCTTGTTTATTAGAGCATTTAAAGTCACAAATTTCACAAGTAAAAAATTTGGAGTTTTTTGGAGTAATTATTGTTTCCATTTTATTTCCTATATTGGAAATAGAAAAAACTCCTAAACCTCCTCCGCATTAAATATAAACGTATTTGAAAAAAATATAGCAGCCATTTTTTTATTATTGGTTTACAAAATACTGCATTATGATGTAAATCGTTATTTTATCGTTTTTTACATATGAATCTTTCTTACCCATGTATATTTTGGAACTTTTTAAAAAGTTCCATTTTAAGTTTCATTCAACTATTTTTGTTTTAGGTTTTTTATAGAATCTATATTTTTAGTCATATCGGCTTGATTCTCTTGCATTTTTATAGTCATATCGGCTTGATTCTCGTGCATTTTTACTAATAATAAAACTAAATTCTGCATTTCATCATTTCGTTTTAATAACACGTCGATTACTTTATCCTTATCGTTATCTTTTGGGGTATTTTCTTCTTTTGGAGGGTGTTCTTGTTCTTGTTCTTGTTGGTAATTACATTTTTGTTTATGTCTCGATAATCCAGAAGAAAAGTTATATTGTTTTCCACAATCACACATATATATTTTAGGGGCTTTCTCATTATCATTCGTGTTACCATTTATTATCATTTGATGTTTGCGAGTGGATAAATGTCTATTATAATCACTTTGTTTAGAGCTTTTAAAGTCACACTCTTCGCATATAAATTTTTCGGCGTTTTTTGGCGTTTTTGGCGTTATCATTGTTATCTATAAAATGATAATATAAAAAAACGCCTAAACTTTCCCGCATTAAATATAAACGTATTTGAAAAAAAATACAGCAGCCATTTTTTCATTATTGGTTTACAAAATACTGCATTATGATGTAAATCGTTATTTTATCGTTTTTTACCGTTGAACATTTCCAGCCCATGTCTATTTTGGAACTTTTTAAAAAGTTCCATTTCAAATATATTGCAACTATTTTTGTTTTCGGTTTTTTATAGAATCTATATTATTCGTTCAAAATATAATGAACCTATTATTTTACCATAATTTTTTTGTAATTTTTTTAATACAATATCATTTATACCTGTGAACATTATAAAATTAAAATTATATTTTTCTATTTTATTTAAATAATAAATATCTAGTGTATCAGTTGAAAAATAATAAAAATTGGAAATGATATTATTATCTATATAATTATTTATTTCTGTCTCATAAATAATTAATTCATCATTTTTTAATTTATCTATTTTATCCATCAACATTTGAAATTCTTTTGATTCATTAGTTTCAATAAATTCAATATTTTTATACATTTTTTCAATAATTTTATTAATATAAAATTTATAATCATAAAAATATTCAAATTTTATTATTTTTTTAATAGGATTTAATTGATAAAATTTAATATCCAAATTATTATCTAATCCACAACATATTATCATACCTAGATTATTTTCATGAATAATATTGATTTCTTTTTTAATTTTATTAATTATACTTATTAATTGTTTTTTTTTATTTTCGTGCTTTATACAATATACATTTTTTTCAATAGTTTTTATACATTTTTCAAATAAATTACTGGGAATAAATAATGTTAGAGCACAATTACGTTTTCCTTCAAATTCAAATATTTCTTTCATAAATATATACATAAATATAAATATATATTTAAATAATAACTTATATAATATTTATATTATGAATACAATTATAGGTGATAATGCTGTTATTTATTTGCCTCAAAATAAAATAGATAACGAGACACAATTATTAGTTAAAGATATGACCAAAAGCCAAGTATTTAACAATATAAGAATAATGCCTGACTGTCATTCTAGTTCATATTGTTGTGTTGGTTTGACGAGTATGATTGAAGATAAAGTAATACCTCAAATAGTAGGTGGTGATATAGGTTGTGGTATTTCGTGTTTAAATTTGAATAAGGTTTTAAAAGAAAAACACTATGAAAAAATTGATAAAGCAGTAAAATTATTAGTACCAATGGGTGATAAAAATCATAAAATCCCGATAACAAATGATGAAATAATGAATGAGCTTTATTCCAAATGTAATGTTAAATTAGACATATTAAAAGAAAAGTTTCCAGAATATCCTTTCGATGAATTTCAATATAATGATAAGTATTATAAAAAAATGATAAAAAGAGCAAAATCAAATGTAAGTTCGTCTAATTATTTGAAGGCGATGGGAACGTTAGGTGGTGGTAATCATTATGTAGAATTTAATAAAGAAGAAAATGGGAATTGTTATTTAACTGTTCATTGTGGTTCTCGACATATGGGACAAGCCATTTGTAATTATCATCAAGACAAAATAAAAGATAATAAAAATTATGATAAAAAGAATTTTTTACAAAATTATTTGGAAAGAGAAGAGTTGATAGAATATTTGATAGATATGGTATTTGCTCAAGAATTCGCATCGAAAAATAGATCGATTATTATAGAGAGAATATGTGATGAAATAGGATGTGAATTTAATCAAAATAAAATTATTGAATCTATTCATAATTATATTGATTTTGATAAATTTATATTGAGAAAAGGGGCGATTAGTGCTGATGCGGGAAAATTATGTATTATATCATTAAATATGCGAGATGGTATTTTAATATGTAAAGGAAAAGGAAATCCAGATTGGAATTATTCAAGTGCTCATGGATGCGGAAGATTAATGTCCCGTAAAGATGCCCGTTTAACATTTAATATGAAACAATACAAAGATGATATGAAAGATGTATATTCATCTTGCATTTGTAAAGAAACATTGGATGAAATACCGGAAGCATATAAAGATGTAGAATTTATTAAAGAACTAATAGGTGATAGTGTAGAAATTGTAAAACAACTCATACCTATTATCAACATAAAAGGATATTAAGTTATTTTTTATCACTTTGACTCTCCAATATTAAAAGTGGTATCTTCGTATGTAATATTATTTTTTAATTCATATATTTCAATGTTTTTATCTTTGTATATTGAATTTAATGATAAAATAACGTAATTTTGTGGTCTTCTTTCAAATCCAGAATATTTTCCTTTTATGGGAACATTTCGAGGAACACATAGATAACCAATTCCATCTTCTTCCAATAAACTTTGAATATTTGATATTATTTCTTTTCTAATTTTGCTCGACACTACATTTAACACATTGATACATACAATATTTTTAAATTTTTTGGTTGGATAATTATCAAAATAATAGGGGTCAAATTTATCCCATCCATTTACATCAGCATCATATCCATATCCACATCCATAATCTAATACATTTGTTGTTAATATATTTAATTTATTTAAAATTTCTGCTGATTTACCTGGATTTTTTCTTTTCATAGCTCCTCCTAACAAAACTTTTGTTTTATTTACTCTATTCATAAGAATATAAATATAAATAGTAGCAATATATATTTATATTGTTATGAAACCTATTTATACCTTTGAAGATTTAAATCCGCACAAATGATTTAAAAATATTTATATTAATATATTAGATATGAATATAGATGATATACTGGTTGAAAACGAAAAACTGAAAATAGAAGATTTACACCTTTTAACATTTCAAACGCCGATTTTACGGCATAATAAATAATTATATTTAATATATTTATTAAACATTATATTACATTAATTTCTCTTATTTGTTTTTCTCTTATTTGTTTTTCTCTTATTCGTTTTTCTCTTATTCGTTTTTCTCTTATTCGTTTTTCTCTTTCCACCTCTTCTTGGTTTTTCACAAGTATGTAATTGTTTTGTAAATAATTCAACTAATTTAGTATCTATAAACTTAAATGGCGGGTCATCATCATCATTACCCCCACCCCTACCAAACACACCCGCAGGAGGAGGTCCAACCCAATCCCTATGCCCACCACCAAAAACATTATCATCAATCTCCATATCAACCCAATCCCTATCCCCACCACCATCATCAACAATATCATCATCATCAGTACCCAGTCTAACCTCTAAAATGCTTGCACTAATATATCCCTGTGCTTGATAAGAATTAAAAAAATTTGGACTAACACCTTTAAATTTTCTTGTCTTGCAATCGCCTGGTCTTGAATAAATAGGTTCATATGTGTGTAATACACCTTCTGAGTCTTTATGCAATAATATATAATGACCTGGGGTCAGGCCTCTAGGCCTTTGAGTAGCGTCATCATTTCTATTTAATTTAACTAAAACGCATGAATTATGTGGTAATTTAGATTTAACATCTTGAAAAAAATCATCTAAACCCTTCATACTATCTATAGGATATTTCTTTTCGCGGTATTGCTTATTAAGTCCAATAGTTGTAGATTTTAAATTAAACCAGTTTACAATATGTTGAAAAGGGGTTCCACCATTACTTGCTTCACCAATGCCTTTTTGTGCATTGACCCAATCTATTTCACCCATAAAACCTAATATATTTATACCACAACCAATATTACCTATTTGATTTAATGGACCTAACCACATCTTACATCTTATATCTGCGTCACACGCAGGTAAAATAGCAATAGAACCGCTTTCAATCATACGGGTTGCGTTGGCTCCTAGATAGTCATACTTCTGTAATTGTGCCATAGTTTAATATATTTATTAAACATTATAATTTTACATAAAGATGTAAAAATACCTAAATGTGTAGTAT